GCTTAACGTCATAACGACTCAAAGGTTTTCAATAGCCGCCATACCTGCGTTGGCTATACCTAACGCGGCCGCTCCTCCTGGTAAAAAGTATTCCATGGCTCGACTAGCCACCCATTGGAAGGTTTCACTTCTGGCAGCGTTTTCAATGGCTTTAATCCACGCAATTGGATCAACCAACGGTGAATTAGAAGTGCCTGCGCTGAGTCCAGACGACACTGGGAACGGGTTACCTTCCAAATGATAGATTATCTCCACCTCGAGCAAAGTCGTGTTGATGGGGCCGTTGCCAGCAATGGCAACTGCCTCAAAACCTCCTACTTTCAAATAGGAAGCATCACCGACCTGGACATTGGCTATTGAACTTTGGTTTGCTATGTCAAATCCCATAGACCGATCACTGGTCTGTCGGAACTCGAAAGCGGATGGTCCGCAAACCTTGGGAACAATAGTCAATGGTTTTTCAGCAATTGAAACAATTGAGGCCTCCGTTGAGACTGGATAATTCAACATATTGTTATAATCCAGAGCTCCTGCCGAGTTTGGCAGTCCATAAGCAATAATCGTGTTGGCGGCTGTCGCGTTGGCATTATTAATGTTCGGCGTAATGCCTCCAACGGTAGCCGACTTATCATTCACGAAAGAATTGATTGGGACCGTCACGGCGTAAATCCTCCCCGAGGTCGTAGTCAGAGACCCGACTCCGCGCACACGCACGCCCATCGAAACAATTCGATAGTTAGTGAGAGCACTGGCGAGACCGCTTGCACTCGTAATGACTGCACCAGCACCAACCGTGCTTCCATCACCCAAAGACCATGTACTCCCAGAAGGAATACAGCCTCTAGGACTGATAGCGTTCATGTACGCGTTGGGAAGAATGATTAGATCAAAATCCCCACCGCCGTTGGTGCCAACGGTTATGGATTTGACCAACCTTCTAGTGGCCGTAGGAGCAGAGTATATGTCTGGTATTTTAACTCCAGACACATGCTCACTAAATGGATCAACAAGGGCTAACTTATACATCTGCGCCGAATTCAGCGATACGTGTTTCTTACGCGGGTGCGCAAGGTAAAGCTGCGGCGCTGGAGTATAAGTCTTATTGCCCCGAGATTTCTTGCGGAGTGCTTGGACTCCGCTTCGTTTGTTGTTTTTCATTCTCAAAAGAAAATACTTATGACGGACTCGCCACGGTGGGTGCGTCAAACCCAAAGCTAAGCCGGCTGCCGTCTTCCTCCTCTTATTCACGCACAATCTATATTGTAAATATCCCCGAAGTTGAACCAATGAAATAAGGCCGTTTTGCCTTTTACGAAAGACATGGCTTTATCCAAGGCTGCTTCCATAACACTCAAACTAGTTCCGTACCGGTGAACAAAGAATACCTCTGTTCTTTGATCTAAGACGTGGTCTTTGGTCATAACCATCTTATATGGAGCTTCAGAGTCAAAATATGTGTCATTCCTGCCTAGATTCCCAAAAATCCTAAGAATATGTTTGTAGTAGACTCTTAATACTGGCAACAAAGAACAGTCCGCTTTTGCGTTTAGAATGTATCCATTGATTTGTTTGTTCGTCAATTTCCGGTGTAAGAAAGGTAATTTCGTGAGGCGACGGCCTATTTTGGGACCGTGCACAAACTCCGTTTCGTCTACTGGCCAGAACAGACCGGAGCAGTACTCCGCTTCGGCCCATGTGTCCCTCAATTTTATCTTTGCCGTGTAGCCTAGATCCCTGAGGCGCATACATAAATCACTTACGGAGATGTTTTTCGCGCTCAGGGGGTCTTCGCAAACAATCAAGCAGTCATCGCCACAGACTAAAATCTTACATGTGATGCCAATCGATTGCATGCAATGTCTCAACATGACAATGTTGATAACACTGTTGTCGATGGATGTATTTGGATCACCTGATTTTCTTGTGGCGTTGACTTCGAAACGCACACCATGTCTGGTGCGCCCTTTCGTGTGATATTGAGCTTTGTATGCTCGTCTAGCGGCCTGATAATTTGAGATACCTATTTTCTGGTACAGATGGAACATTAAGTCATAGCTGCCTTTGTGGACATGGCTGTCGAATCTCGAGAAATCTATCTCGATAATCAGACAATTGTCGGAAAATTGCTTGCGCCATTTCCCTAAATCCTCTGCGCTTGCCCCAATGCTGATAGCATTGTCCTTATCAAGAGTGAAATTCCTCTTGATGCGTTTGGCAGCTTCATAAATGAAGGGTGAGAGGTCGAGATTTGCTTCATCGGTGGCGGCACTTATAAGCCGCGGATCATAACTGACATCGCCGTCAGTCGAACCGTTAATTAACACTTCAC